TGGCGCAGTTACCTTCTCCAACCGTAAAAGCGTTTAAATAACCAAAAAATGTTGTGTTGACAAACCTGTTGTCCGAAAACTGCCCAATTGAACCATTGGAATCATTAGTAATGTTAAATATCGTCTGACAAAATTCAATGCCGCAATTTACAAAATTGCAGTCATTCATCTTTGAAGTGACAAAACAACTTGCAAATGCAGTCGGTCTGATAGTGTCAAAATATCCTTGTGTGATGCCTTGACCAACATAAATGCCAACTTGATTGCCAGTGTAAAGAAAAATACCGTCAGCCGTTAATGCGTTGTTAGGTATTGCCCCAAAATTACGCATGGAAATAACGCCGCCGCTACCCTTTACATAAAATAAAACACGACCCGCAACCGTTGTGCCAGGGTTTAATGTCGATGTAGTCCAAGGCGTTGTGCCGTTACTAAGGTATGAACTTAAAACAAATGTTGTTCCAGTATTGGAGTTAGGCGCTATACCAACTAACCCCGATGTTTCGCCCTCAATAGTTGTACCAACCCACATACCGATTGGAGATGAAACCAAATATCGACCCGATGGCAAAAATACTGTGCCGCCTATACTGCTGGCGCTTTTTGCTGCAATTGCATCAAATGCAGCTTGAATTGCTACGGTGTCATCAGTTACACCATCGCCAACAGCACCAAAATCTTTGACGCTTACCCATTGCGCTAATTTATCTTCAACGTTTGTTGGAACTGAACCCGTGTAAGGCGCAGTGTATGAAACTTGTGACGCATCAACTGCGCCAGCGCCTTGTTGTTGAGTAGTGGTGAACTTGACCAATGCGCCAACATGGAGACCATTTACAAAAGTCACGGTGTCGCTATCAGTCTCGATGTATGCGTACTGTGCGCCTGGCCCGTATTGATTTACGCCATCAACAAACACAGACAAACTATTTGTGCCAGGCTGGTAGCTAATTGATAAATTAAATACTGTTTGATTAGCTGTTGCCGTAACAATCTGTTGTTGGTTAGTAAAAGAAATAAAGTTTGAATTAATGCCACTAATGTTGTCATAAGTAGCAATCAATGCATCGGTTGAATCTTTTAAAACAAATTTGTAGTTAAGCCCATCAGTTAGCCAAATTTCGCCCGTAGGCACACGCCCAGCGGAATTTAAAACGATTGGATTGGAATGGGCAATAACGCCTGCGCTAGTGGTGTATGTAGCTTGGTTAGTGTTTGTGCCTGCTGCGTATGTGTAAATCAAGCCGCCTGACAATACAGTGCCATCATTATTGAAAAATTGCGCCGCCACGCCGCCAACAGGGGATAAATTAACAGCCATATTTTTTCCTTAAATGCTCGGTGTAAAGACTTGCGGCAACCAAGGGGCGACAACCACCCGTTGCGTAGCCGCCGCCTGTTCTTCTAATCGGGCTTCAACTTGTGCGCCAATGTCAGCGGTCACCCAGCCAACTACCATTTCTTCAGTTACATCAGCATATGCGGTGTTTAACACAGGCTCGGCAAAGTTCCACCAACCCTCGGTTTCAACCCCGTTTTTGGAACAGAAATACCGTGCGCCTGTGATCAAGTCGCCATCAGCTTGGATTTCTAGAATTTTCCACATCAGAATGCGCCCCCTGTTACCCCGCCAGTAGCCGTTAAAACGCCAGTGGATGGATTAAATTTGAGTTTAGTGGATGATACCTTGATTGGCAAATTTCCTGTGCTTGTGGTCACCCAAGACAAATACATTTCTGCCGCTGTGCTGGTGTCATCAGTAATTGCCACGTTGGTTGCGTTGGTAGCTGTTCCCGCTGTGGTTGCCGACCCTGCCGACCCATCAATGTTTACGCCTGTCAAAGATTGGGCGCTACTAGCCCGATTCAAAGCAATTGAGGTTGTGCCAATGTAAAGGCTTGAATTGCCCAATACACCGCTTGGAATCGTTCCCGATAACTGACCCGCTGGGAGGCTTGTTAGGCTTGCGCCTGACCCGCTAAACCCTGTGGCGGTCAACAATCCCGAATTAGGGTTGAAGTTGTACTTTGTCGAACTAACCAAAGTTGTGGCTAAGTTGCCTGTGGTTTGGTCGGCAAATAGCGGATAACGCACCGCATTTGTGGTGGTGTCATCTGTAACCGTGGCATAGGCAACTGGGGTTGTCCATGTGGGGGCGCTTGCGCCATTAGAGGTTAAAACTTGCCCCGCTGAACCCGTTGCACCCGAAACAGCCAAAGTGCTGCTGAAATCAATAGTTGTGAATTTGCCCGTTGATGCTGTGGTTGCACCAATCGACATATTGTTAATCGTGCCAAGGTTTGTTGGGGCAATCTCAATTGCGCCTGTACCCGTTGGCTTCATGTGAACATGACCCGTACCCGTTGGGCTAATGTCAATCTGTGCATTTGCACCATTAATATTGGTAGAAACACTCAATGAAAGATTGTCGCCACCACCAGCGCCCCAAGACAATTGACTTGTACCGCCCGAATTACGCAAAGCCCCGCCAGCACTTGTTGCAGCCTCAAAAAATGGCCCGACAAACTTAGTGGTTGCCGTGATTGTTGTGCCTCTGACCGTGTTGGCAGTTGTCCCGCCAATTGCAGGGGGCGCAGATAAATCTAATGCGCCGCCTAAAGTCAAATTGCCCGTGGTGGTCACAGTGCCACTTAGGGAAATTCCTGAGACCGTGCCTGTACCGCCAACCGATGTGACCGTTCCCGTGGTAGGCGTTGCCCAAGATGGCAAGCCCCCCGCCAAAGTCAATACTTGACCATTTGCGCCAGCCGCCAAAAATACAGTGGTATCTACCGCTGATTGATAGGGCACAGAACCAGCCGCCCCACCCGCAATGTTGGTGGCTTTGCCTGCTGTCGTTGCTGTGCCTGCATTACCCGATACCGACCCTGTAATGGTGTTGGTAACGGTCAAATCAAGCAATGTGCCAAGCCCTGTGATGCCTGAGTAGCTACCCGACAATCGGGCGCTGTCAATCGTTCCACTGGTTATCTGCGATGCCGCAATAGCAATGCTGGCATTTGCTGCCAAAGTAATTTGACCTTGTGAATTAACAGTAAAAGTCGCCACTTGCGATGCCGAACCATATGCCGCCGCACTTACGCCTGTGTTTGTGATGCTAAATGTGTTGCCAGTAAGAGTTAACCCAGTACCCGCAAGGTAAGACCCAGCACCCGAAAACTGCGACCAAGTGATTGGGGTTACATCAATTGTGCCGCCTTGGTTGGATGTGCAAACCCAACCCGTATCCGCTAGGGTTGTTCCTGATTCAATAAACGTAAACGCCGATGGAACTTCTGCCCATGTATTCATGTCAGCAGATCGTGCCCAAGCGCCAGCCGCAGCAACATAAATACCATTGAACTGGCTAAGAGTTTGGTTTTTAACCAAAATCCTGTCGCCAACAGTCAGTGTTGCAACCCAATCACCACCCGCCTGCACCGCCAAGCCTGACAAACTAATGTTGGCGGTGGTCGAATAAACGCAAGATGCTTTTACATCCAACCCTTGTGCTACCGAATCCACATAACCTTTGTTGGCAATGTCGGTATCGCCAACGGGCGTTGTTGTAATCGTGCCTGTGACTGTGCTTATGTTTGTGAATGAAGCATTCTCAGGGCCGTAGAACGGCGTTCCCGCTGGCCCAACAAAGTATTGCAAGGCAAAGGTAGGCTCGGGCGCAAAAACGCCTTGAACAGGAACAAAGTTAGTGGTCTGCGTGACCGCTGTGGTCATGGTTTACTCGTAGTAAACAGTGCAACTAACCGTGCCGCTAACCACAATGTAAATGCCAAACTCGGTGTTTATGCCATCCATAAAATTGTAATTAGTAGCAGCAACAGGCGTAAAAGTATCAATAACTTTTAGCGATGTGTCGGCTGTTTGTGCATCGTAAATTGTAATGAGAGGCGTAGAAGATGCAGCAGAGACAAAAATACCTTTAATTTTGCCTGCCTGCTGTTTAAGAAGTGTTGTTGCCGAAATTATTGCGTAATTGCTTGACATAGCTGGCCTTTCAGTTCATCAAATTATATGCTTCAAAAGAGAAAAAGCCACCCCTTTTGAGGGCGGCTCTCTCATTTACTTCATGCCAATATTAAGGCAGGAAAGTCAGGTCGTAACCGTAGATGAAAACATCAGCGGTTGCGGCAGCACCTTGTGCGGTGGTGTTGCGGATATACAGGTATTAGCCTGTAACTGCATCGGTTGAGGATGCCGCAGTGTTCACAACTTTAGCCGCAGTGGTTGCGCCTGTCAGGGCAGTTGCAGACAACACAGCAGTGCCGCCAGCCGCAGGCAGGGTATAAACCGCAATCTGTGCTGTGGACAAGCTGACGCTTGCATTGGTAACCAAAACATAGGCAACGCTGACACGGCCTGCAACAAGAATTTGTGCAACTGTGTCGGCTACGTTGTTAAGGTTGACCGATTGGGCTGAACCAATCAAGCGGATTGCTTGGTTGCTGGACAGGTTAATCGGGTGGTTGGTGGTGGTTTGTGCTGCGCCTGGATTGATATTAGCCATGATTAGTTTCCTTTCTTAATGGGTTTGATTAGGAAGCCACTCGGCAAGCCAATTCGGGGTACAGCGGGGCCCAGCCATACAACACATCGACACGGGTTGGAATCGAATCGTTGTTAATTGTGTATTGGCGAACCACACGCAATGACAAGCCCAAATCTTTGTCGCTTGCACGACCAGCGAAATGAACACCATCAGGCAATTCCAAATCAGCAGTAGCCAAAGTGAAAGCATTTTTGTGCATTACGATGTTTTGTGGTGACACTGCGCCAGTAGCGTTAAACGGGGTCACAGCGGAAGCGCCAGGGCTTACGATGGACACGTTTTGGAACTGACCAGCAGAGATAACAGCAGGCGACACGGTGACGCTGTTGCCGCTGATTGCGGTTACAACGAAATTACGCAGCTTGTTGCTACCGTAGGCTTGACGGTTTTGGGGGTTAACCGCAAACACGTTAGCGATGGTGAAAGTGTCACCAACGTTAGGCGTAAAAGTACCAGTCTTGCTTAAAGTCAAGGTGGAGGTTTGCGCCCAGCCTGATGTCAGGATGCCGCCATCGGTGCTAGTGTTGATGGTTGCAGTACCGTTGTAAGAACCAAAGGTTTGTGCTGCAATGTTTTGATCCATCTTCCAGTTCATACCAGCGGAATCACGACCCATCATGCCTTTGCTGAATTGGTTGCCGATTGTGCTGTTAGGCACAAACAAACCTTTCAAGCTGTCCACAATTGTTGCGCCAGTGAATGGCTCAATAATGCATGAACGGCGACCATCACGGGGCGCACCTTCGCTGTCCAAATACGCTTGGGCAGTAAGGTAGGTCAACAATGATGTTGGGGGTGTGCCAGCAGTACCAACGATGTTGGCAGTGTTGAACTTCGCCATAGAAGTGCCATCGAAGTCGATCTTGTTGGCAACGGCGGCGACAGCAGGCTTCAAAACACGGTCAGAGAACATATCCAACGACAAAGCCAAGTCCTGTGTGGTGAACTGGGTATCAACGTGGAATTGTGTGGTCAACGTGACGGGTACGCTGGTTTCGTTGAAATCTTCAACGTTCAGTGCTGGGCCAGTTGTACCGATGAAACGACCAGGGCGGCGAACGTTTAAAGTTGCACCGATTTTTGCGCCAGTAACAGCGAATTGGTCATCATAGTTGCGCTCGACTTCGGATGAAAAAGTCAATTCGTTTTCCAAGACCATCAACGCCTCGTTGGTGATCATGGAGATGGTAAGCAGATTGTTGCTCATGTCATTTCCTTATAAAAGATTGGATTATCAGCGAATTCGCCCTGCAAGTCGTGCTGCCTTCCAAGCCTGATAGTTACCATGAAATTGACGGTTTGAGTCTAATTCTGTAACTGGCCCATTAGCAGACGCTTTGATTGGGTTGATCGGTGACGGTGCTTTACTTTTCCCAACGGTAGTCTTTGTCTGAGGCTCGGGCTTTTCAAACCGTGCCTCCAGCTTCCCAATTGTTGCCAAGGCTCTTGTCAAAGTCATGCCTTGCAGTTGTTCAGCAATTTCGGGATTCTCAGCCAAGTGATACAGAATGCGAGGGCCAACCTCTGATTCAAAGATTGCATCCCGCACTTCGTTGCTCACAACAACATCAGCAGAACCAACCATTGCCTCAAAGTCGGGCATTTCGCCTTTTGCTGATTCAACCCGCTTTGCCCAAGTGTTTACCAACTTGTCACGCTCGGCTTGAATCTTTGCCTGCACTTCCTTTTGCTTTTCCTCATTCAATCGCTGATCTACCCGATAGTCAGTTAACGCCTTGGCGTATTCGTACATATCGGAAAACTGATCAGGCTGCGGCTCTTGCTCTGCTACTGGCTCGGCTTGGGGCTTTGCTTTTGCTTCGTATTCCCGCAACTTTGCTTCCAGTGCTTCCCTTGCTTGGCGCTCGGTTTGGGCTTCTGCCCTTGCCGCCTCCCGTTGCTTGGTAATCTCTGAAAACCTTTTCTCCAATTTTGGATTCTGTTTTCGATCCTCTACCGCTGTTGCATCCTTGTCGCTCTCATATGATTCACTCTGCCCTTGGGCGCTATCTTGCGGCTCTGCTTTTGCAGCCTCGCTAGGCGATGGGTCAGCTAAACCAAGCTTGTTGGCAACGAATTCAGCCATGTTTTCATTGGTAACCACATTTGCGGCTACCCTTGGCGGCGCTTGTGGCGCATCCTGTACTTCTGACATAGGTTTAATCCTAAGAATTTGCCCCGTCTACCTGACGGGTAAGGTTTTGGGCAATATAGCCCGAAATCATCAAATCGTCAATCACTGCGCCATCGGCGGTGCAGCCTGCGGCATCATCGGCTCAAGCAATGGGCTTTGACCCAAATCAATGTCTTGTGCGGCAATCTGTGCATATGCAGCTTGGTCGGCATTTCTGCGTTCAATTTCTTCAAGCAATCTGCTGGTATCCATGCGGTGCAACATAAGCTGCACAATCGCCTCAATCTCAGTTTTGTTTTGGCTTGTAATTGAACGGGTGTTTTGGTCGTTAACCCTAACCTCTGCCATCAATTCGCTGTTATGCGCTTTGGCGGTCTGACGCATCAATTCCCGCTTGGTCTCGGAATCTTGCTTGACTTGCTCAATGTCGGCACGTTGCTTCATAGCCAACTGCATTGCTGACATTTGATTTTGCATATCCTGCACGGCTTTCTTAGCCTGCGCCAGTTCCATCTGCACTTGTGGCGGCACATCTGATTTTTCATCAATCTGCGCCAGCGGATTCATGGCGGCAAGGCGGTCAGCAATCACATCAGCGCCAGGGAAATCCATATTCCTAAACACCAAATCGCCTGCAACATTGAACAATTCGGGCTTTGCCATCAGCGGCATCATTGCATCCACGGCTTGCTGGCGCTTGCTCATAAAGCCTGGCCCCGTATCCATCACAACATCATATTCCCCAACCGTTACATCATTCACCACAACTTGATCGCCGCCGCTAGTAGTTCTTTGCCCGTTGTTGGTGTC